TAATACTATTAGCTAAACCTTCTCCTAATGCAAATCCTATCTGTGCTTCTGGTGTAGTTGGATAAGCATTTAGTGCTTCCATTCTTAATTCATCAGGTAAGTTAGATAAAAATTCGTGTAATTTAAGACCAAGGTTATAACCAAGCTGTGCTTCGGGGGCAGCTATAAGCATCTGTACATCTGACTGTTCGCTTCTACTTGCCCAAGCTATACCTAGTCTTTCAAAAAAACCTTTTTTTTCTACCATTAATATCCCTCGCCTGATGTAAATACATCACTAAATTCTTCTTCTACTTCATATCTTAGTATGTCATCATAGACATAGTAAAAGTCTGGATACTCTGAGAACAACTGTTGTGCTAGTTGTCTAAGACTATTCCTAAAATAAGAATACTCATCTCTTCTTAAAGTTGCACGTATTCCGTCTTTTTGTTTAATTATAGATAGAATCTTATTTCGCTCTTCTAAGTATACAGATAAACCTTGCATGGTTGGTAAATCTTTTAACAAAGTAGTTTCACCATTAGGTAGGTTTATAGTTTGATTGCCTTCATTTTCAATCATGTATTCTAATTGACGTAACTTAGCATCTGAATCTATGCTCTTTGCAGCAGTAGATACTGTTCCATAACCTGGATATTCAACTCTTAGTGCGTTTCTAAGTTCAGTAAGTATCTGATACTTTCTCTCTCCACTAAGGTTATTGTGTATACCTGAATCAAATAATAATCTTCTTTGGTATTCATAAGCTAATCTACCTTGTGATTGTCTGACTGCAGTAATATATTCATCTTCTGATAAATCAACTCTATCTCTTTCTGCAAAAGAATCTGCCCAAGCAACAAAGTTAAACTCATCTAATGGGTTGTCTGGGAATAAGAAGTAACCTACATCTGGATATGTGTCCATAAACTCTTCATTGTCTTGATAGAATCTAGTTCCTTCATCTGTATAGCTTCTCTTCTTTATTTCTTTAGACTTAGAAACTAACAATGCAGTAGGGTCTAAACCAAATTGATTAACAAACTCAGTAGTAGCTTTAATCTGGTCTCCTCTATATTTAGAAAGGATTCTGTAATAAGCATCTGCTAGTACTGATATTCCATAGAAATGATGTTTAGGGTCTTCATCTTTTGTTTTAGCAGGGTCAATATGTATAGCCCCACCTGGTGCTACTTCTACTTCATAACGAATAACAGCACCTGTTGGAGCTGCAAACTGTATCAATGACCTAAGTAAAGTAAGAGTAGTAGCTGTGCTTTCAGCTTTCTCCATAGCTATCTTTGCTTTAGCTGGTGTACTGTCATCATATAATCCTGTAGTAACAAACATTTTAATTACATCTTTGTAAGTATTGGCGTATGTTCTATTAAGTTCTGTATTGTTAGAACCTATAGACAATGCTTTCTTTAGCCATGAAGGTACTAAAGCATCTGCAAATGTATAAGGATTTAAAGGACTATCTTCTTCTCTACCATAAGGAAAGAATACTTTATCTATCAAATCAGTCTTAGGTAATAACTTACCTGCAGGTATTCCTACCAATGGTCCTAGACCTGGTGCAGGGTTTCCAGCAATCATGTTCAATGAAGATACATAACCTTTAAGATTTACTTTTGCATCTGGTGCTTCTATAACTTCTCCTGTGACTGGATTAGTAACAGTTCTAGAGTCTTTGTTTCCATCAAACATGTAATTTGATAGCATCTCAGAACCAGGAAAGAAGAACATCTCTTCTCCTGTCATATCATCTGTATGAAAGAATCCTTCGTCATCATCATCTAAACTTAGTTTTCTACCACCTTCTATACCTCGTGACATTTTACGTGTCATAAGGAATTTCTTTTTGTTTAATAATCTTGACCAAGTTCCTAGTATTTCTATGTAAACTTCTGCGAATGGGAAAGCTAGTCTTAGCATGTCAGATACAACATGTCTTTTGTTTAAGTCATACAATAATCCTTTAGTCTCTGTCATTGCATAAGCTTTTGCTACATTGTCTAGTTCATCTAAGCTATTTAAGTTAAGTAACTTACCTTCATCAGCAGTAACCTTTCCAGTTGTTTCTAGCTTTTTCATAAAGGATTTATCTAACTTAGAAGCCTTAGCTTGTTTTTTAATTTGTTTTCTTAATCCATCATCAAAGTAAGCCATGTTTTCTTCTATGAATCTCCAGTAGAACTGTCTGAAAGCTGGAGAACGTGACAATCTATTTGTAGGAGCTGACATAACTATAGAAAACAATCTTTCTATAGCAGCATCATAGGCGTTAATTCTTTCTCCATCTAAGTCATAAACAGACTTCTTCATAGTGTGATGTGGTTTATAAATATTATTTTTATTGTCTAATATACCTAAGTATTTTTGATATTTCTTTTTGTCTCCAATAGTTCCATTTCTACCAAAAGTAATTTGTTCATCACCTATCTGTAGGTATACAGGTTTGCCACCTTGCTGTGTAACTCTATCTAGTTCTGCACCTCTAGCAATATGTTCTAGTAATTCACTATTACCAGTTTCTGTAAGTTCAAACTCTATACGTGACTGTGCAGACTTTCTTGTTCTTGTCTGACCGATAACGTCATCAAATAATCTTTTAGTTCCATCAGGTAATATCTCATATACTTTATAAGCACCGCCAGTTTTGTAGTGAACTCTAGCAAAAACAGATTCTATGTAGTCATCTGCCCATTGTCTGTCATTAAGTATTTTAATTTTTTGATATTTACCAGCTTCATCAGAACCATATGCTAAAGCACTTCTCCAGTCTGATAAGTCACCATCCCAAAAATCATCTTTAACGTTTTGTAATCCAGCTTTGAATGCAGGGTCATTAGCACCACCTTTGATAGCTGCTAATCTTTGTGCTATTGGGTCATCAACTAACTGATATATTTCAGATACAGCAGAACCAGTAAAGCCATCTTCACCATACTTAACTTGTTTCATAGCCCAAGTTCTCTTTAGTTTATCTGTATCTAAGATACCTCCATGAGATTTAGACATTGAGGCTTGGTGTTCCATAGCTTCTCCTAATACACCATTATCTCTTATACCGAATTGACCTTTAGCAATAAGTGTGTCAACGTTATAATTCTCTACATCACCAATTTCATTTAAAACTTGTTTTCTGTTCTTACCCATAATCCAAGCGAATCCTGATAAAGGATGTGTAAATACGTTATCTAAGTCTGCTGCCCACATACGTATCTGTTCTTCACCAACAACTCTTGCAGTCCATGCACCTCTGATAAGAATGAATGGCTTCCATGCTTTGTTCATGTAGCTATCTCCTAGTAAAGCTAACCAACCTTGTGTTAACTCTCTGACACTTTCTTCATCTTTACTTAGGTTAAACTTTTTTCTAGTTGTTTTAACCATAAGTTTTGCATGTTGAAATATTGTTTTGTCATCTGCCATTTGTAAGTCATACAACTCTTTTACTGGTCTAGATAAAAATTCTTCAAACTCACTTACTACAAATTCTCTATTGTCTCCTATGTTTGCTCCTTTAACACCCTTTACTTCGTCAATAGGCACATTTAAAAACTCATCCATTCCTTTTAATAGTTCATCTATATTTCCTAAAGTACCAATACCTGATTCAGCGTCTACCATAACAAAGTCTTCAAAATCATCTAGATTTATAAAATCAATTTGTTCTGCAAAATTATTTAATTGTTTTCTAGTAAGCGGGTCAGCATCTGTGAAACCTAATTTTTCTAACTCTTTGCCTAATAAAGTAGAAATAACAGAATGCGTTTGACCTTCAACTTGATACTGCTTAGCATCTAATTCTACTTTTTCTAGAGCTTTTCTTAATTGTGTTTTACTCAATACTTTTTTTATAGAACCGTTTCTTGGTTTAACAACACCTGGAACTAATCTTGCCCAGAACTCTCTAGCTGGTGCATATACCCTTAAAAATAATCTTGCATCTGGAAGTGGTAACGAACCTGAAGATAAATACTCTGATATTAAATGTGCTGTAGGTCTACCTACAACAGCTTCTACTTCATTGAAGTTAGCTTTCTTCATAAGCTGTCCTGTTACTTCTTCTAAAAACTCTGCATCATCTGTAAGGTTTTCAAAGTAATTAAGTACTTGATTAGGAGATACCTTTGCATTTTTATAAACTTTAAATCCAGATTTAGTATCAAACGCATCTTCTTTTTGTACAAACAAAGTTTTAAGTAATGGATTCATTGCTTCTGAATCTGTAAACGTTCTAGGTCCTGCAATGTTAATAGTAGGATATTTTTTTATTAGAGCCTGTATATCTTGTATATTTTTTAAAGACAATTCTTTATCAGCATCAATAATCACTGTTGGTTTATTTCCTTTATAAATGCCTGGAGCTTTGGGTTTACCTTGCGACCACTTACTGCTAGTAGCATAGTTAATTGTACCTATAGACCCTTTACCCAATGGTGCTGACTTACTGTTATAAATTACTACAGTCATATCTGCATCATCTACATTCTTTTTAGCTCTATTAACATAGTATTTACCAGGTAAAGGTTTTGTTGAATAATCATTATTCTGAAGTTTTACTTTTTCTTTTTGTAAGTTATCTAACTGTTTAACAACAGAATCATCATTAATCTCTGCGAGTCTTTGTGACTCATTGGCATTTAGTTTTTGTAATTTTTTATTTAACACATCACGTTCTTTAGCTAACGCTTTTAATTCTTTTTGGTATCCAATCATGTCGAAATCTTCATAATCTAGTTTTTGTATTATTTTATTATCTTCATTTCTCATTTCTCTTTTAAGACCTCTAGCATATCTTAAAATTCTTGTCTGTGCGTCAAAGTTAAATTCATTAATAATGATATCTTTTTGCGTTGAAGATACTTGCACGGAAGTCTCTTTAATTCTTTTACCTGCTTGTGTAACTCCTCTTGTAGTTTTTCCTTGTAACTCAACTCTTAATTTTTGCAGGCTAGCCTCTACATTTATAGCATTTTGTATTCTTACAAGAATTTGTTCCTCTGTAGCTACAGGACTTATCTGTGCATTTTTGATACCTTTGTCTATACCTGTGACTCTATATTCAGCAACCTTCCTTTGTTCTTTAATCTGTGTAAGAAGTTTTCTTGCAGTAACTTTTGAATTATTTTTAAACATAGCTGCTTTTTCTTTTGCTTCTATTTGTTTATCTATAAAGTCAATCTGTCTTGCTGAGTCATCAGTTAGTCCAAACTCGTTTAGCATACCTGCATCTTTATCAAATCTACCTGCATCTTCTGCAGAAATGTGATTAAAACCAGGAGTAGCAGTACCACCAGTTTCTATATCTAATTCTTTTGCAACTTTTAATGCTTCTATATCCGTACCTCTACTACCTCCAGAAATAATTTTTGTAGGAAGTATCTTACCTTCTGCTAAGTCAGTAGGTACTCTTGCTGCTGATTCAGCATTTGCTAAGAAATCTTGTTTAAGGTCTTCAAACTTTCTAATTGTTTTAGTCTTTTTAAAACTTGTGTTTGTAAGTATGGTGTCAAGCAAATCTATAGTCTCAGCCATATTAAACTCTATGCTATCTAAAGAGTTAAGACCTTTGTCCATAATGTCAAGTTTTTGTAAATTCCATGCTTCTTCTCCATATGTACCATAAAAGTATTTGTTAGCTTCATCTATGCTTGCAGTAAACTTACCTATTTGATTTACAACTTCTCTAGGTAAACCTAATGCACCAAACTTATCTTGTATATGTCTAAGGACACCAGTTTCTCCTGAATAAATATCTAACATCATATTTAGTTTTTGTAGTGATGCTGGACTACCTTCTAGTTGTTTAAGAGTTTCATCTTCCATAGCATCTACAACTCTATCTAATGCTTTAGTTGCAACATCATCATCAACCTTTGCAAATTTCATAAATCCTTTTAGTTGAAAAAATGTTTCATTTAAATCATCAGTATTAATTTTGGGTGCTGGAAACTCTGAGAACAATCTACTAAATATATTATTACTACCATTAAGTCTCATGTTTGTTTTAAGACCTACTGCTGCTTGTTTATCTCCGTACATAAACTTAGCTGCTGTTTTAGATAGACTTCCTTTAAACAACAATGAGTTAGGGTCTAGTCTTTGTGACACATTAGTCAAAGGGTCTTCTACTGCATTTATAAGAATATTTTTAATTGCGTCTTTATCATTAGTGTCTCTTAATCTTTTATATAATCTTGCACCACCTGCAGATTTTTCTGTAGCTAACTTACCTTGCCTACCTAGAAGTATTTCTACTTCATCATAAGTTTTAGCATCAGCAAACAGTTGAGCTATATCATCTCCTGTTTTACTTTCTAAGAAATATTGTTTAGCTGTAGGTACTTTAACTGTTTTTCTAACAACTTTATCTAAAAGTCCTGCATCTGCTTTTGCTGCAGTCTGATTAAAACTTCTAGCTGCTTTACCAGCTTTTGCAAATCCCATACCTGCATAGTTAGCTGGGTCAGTAAATACTGTATACGCTGCATCAATAATACCTGACATAAGATTAAAACTTCTTGTACCTGGTTCAAATACTTCTACTGCTGCAACTCTACCTGGAGATAACTTAACTACACCTTTTCTACCTCTGTATGTTCCTGAGTTACCTTCTCTAGATGACATCTCTTGTTGTGAGATAGGTGTGCCGTAATACTCTTGAATAATTTCTTTTACTTGGTCAGGGTTAGCACCTCTACCAACAAGTTCTTTATAAATATCTGTATCTTCTGCGACTGTAGAGTTACCAAAATAACCTTCTCCTAAGTTAACTCTTTTACCTTGGCGTATTTGGTTTATAGCTCTAGTTGCAAGAGTAGGACCTTGGTCTTTAAAAGATTGTGCTATTTCATCTCTACCTTCTGGGTCAAGTAAAGGCATCAATGTTCCTATACCTGAGAAAGCTAACAATGGATTCATTTGTCTTTTGCTGTAATATTTCATATTGGCAGTTCCATACTTCTTAACAAACTGTGATGCAGACTCCATACCAACAACTGCAGACCTAACTACACCTCTTGTTGCTGCTTTTGTTGATTCCCACCATGAAGATTCTTTCTCCATAAATCTTTCAACAATAGCTGTAAACTCTGGAGAGTCAGCTGTAAGTCCACTTAATGCACCTGCTACTTGTACGTCTTTAGGTAAGTAACCAAATCTTCTAGATATCTCAGCCATGTTTTGTGGTATAGCTGGATTGTTAGCAAAAAAATTATTAAGTTGTTCTGATTGTGCTAAAGACTCATTTCTAAAGTCTTCGTCTTGCCCGTCTTCCCAAGGTGCAGAGAAGTTCCACTGCCATGCCATGGTTATTCTACCTCTGGTGCTGCAGACTCATCATCCATCAAAGCTATAATATCTTTGCTCTGTATAAACTGATACATTCTCCTCAATGCCATATTTGCATCGACTTGTGGTAAACCACTTGCTGTTTTGTATTGACTTGTAGCTACATCTTCTCCAGGACTATTTGTAGGTGTATAAATACCTTGTTGTGCATTTAAAAAGTTTTGTGTTCTAGGAGCTTGTACTCTAGGTACACCCTGTGTCTCAGCAACTTCTTCTTTAAACATTTCTGCACTATCTTGCAAGTTATCTAGTTCTACACCTTGTCCATAAGATTCTGATTCATATACAGCTTTATTTGTTTTAGGGTTAAATCTCGCCATCATCAACTCCAAATCCATCTCCGTATTTAAAGTTTTCTGGAACAATAAGTATATCTATTCTTCCTAAGTTTGGTATGTAAGCAACAGTTAAGATATCAATAATCTCTTGACTATCTTCTTCTTGTAAAGCCTCAGAAGTCATTTCCCACATAGGTTGTTCTTCTACGGTGTAGTTCGCTGCTACTATCTTTGCAAATTCTAAATTGGTAGGGTTATCCGCCAATTGCTCCTCCTAACAAAGCCGCTAAGTTTGGTGGACCTGCTTGTTGTGGTACACCCTGTTGTTGTAAGACAGCTTGTTCTTCAGGAGTAGGTTCTTCACCTTGTGCTGTAAAGTACTTCTCTAGAATAATGCCAATATCTTTTGGATTATTGTATATCTCTACAACAGCCATCATTGCAGCTTTATCTCCTGATTGAGATTGCTGTAACAAAGTCTGATATAAGATATCTTCTGTCTTTTCTTTTACTATGCGTTCATTAATTTGAGTCAAGTTTTCTAAACCGTCCATCTCTTGTTGAAAAGTTTCCTTGTCAATTATTCCTGCTTGTAAAAGTTGTAGCCCAGTAATTATTTTATTAGGGGCATCAAATGAAGCCATAGCTCCAAACTTACGTTGTGTTGTGTAATTCTTATTTATGTCAGTACCAGGAGTATATTCTTCAGAGAATGATGCACCTTTGTATGTACCGCTTATAGGTTTTCTTTTTTTACTAAATAACGCTTCGTCTAATTCTAATCTTTTGCTATCTACTTCCTGTAAAGCATGTTCAATTATGGTGTGGTACTCAGTGACCATAGCACCAACGCCAGATTCCAGTTCTTCCAGACCTCTACCAGTTACAAATGAGTTGGGTGATATAGAGTCGTCTTGAACTGGATACCCAGCAACAACGCGTAATTGTCTTTCTAATCTACCTACAGCTTCAAATAGCTGATACGGTAAGTTAGTAACAGGTTTTATAACTTGTGAACCTGGTGACAAATAGTTAATTGAGTTTCTACCTTTTCTGTATTGTCCTGATTCTATTTCTCCAACAACGTTTGTTTCTGTAAAGACTGCGTCTTCCATAGCTATAACAGACAAAATGTTTATCTTAGCCATAGATGACATCAAACCTACTACTTGGTCAAACTGTCCTTGTAGCTTGTCAAAAGAATATCTTTTAGCTACAACGAAAGATGGACCAGATTTAAGTGGGTTAGGTACAAAGTCTATAATTTTTCTAGAAGCCATATGTAAAACATAAGTTCCTTCTACATTCATGTATTCAAGTATTACGTCTCCTGTTTCAGCATTGTTTTCCCAAGAGGTATCAGAACCCATGTTAAGGTACGAATCTCTTACTTCTTCATTTTGTGATTCAAACCATGCTTTAAGTTCTGGGTACATTTGCAACAATTGCTTAATAGGTACTTTCTGTATTATGGCTAGTTCGTCTGGAGATTGGTTATTACCCATATATCCAGGGAAACAATCGTAAGGATTTCTAAGTTCTGCATATGGATAGACATTTCCTTCACCATCTGTTTTAGTAGTGATAACCCATACTGCAAATCCATAACCAGGTAGCCATCTAGCTACTTGTGGTAATTGCATTTTTAATCCTTGCATCTTATCGTAAGATGTAATAATTCTCTCTAACTTATCTTTTTTGATTTTGTTTCTTTGAGAATCTCTAGCATTGGTAATAGAAACATCTAATGACGGAACTTTACCTATTTTTTGTGCAAGTCTATCTAATGCAGATAACATTAAGTTAGGAGCTGGTAACGTTGCGGAGTCTAACGAATCCATTCCTGGACCTAGTAATTGTCGTATACCATCTTCACCACCATTAAGTATTGCACGGAATCTTGCTCTATCAATTAAAGCATTATCGTGTGACTTCTTTAAGAACGTAGCTCTGTCTATAATCTGGTCTGGTGTCAATTTAACTCCATGGTATATCGTTTAAGTCTAGCATACTATATCCTTCATAACTAGGAGTGTAGTCTAAACCTATTTCCGCGTAGGTTAACTTCTGCAAGTTCCTGATTACTTTCATGGGAAACCAACTTGCCATAACTATATCACTTTTATACGAGTTTTTATTGCCTTTTGAAGCAAAATAACTTAATTGTTTGGTATAGGTAATACTCTTAGTTTGAGCGTCAATACTAGAAAAAGGTAGTTTAATATTCTTTTCTTGAAACATAGGAGCTAGTGCTGTAACACCAAATCTCTCATCCCATTTATTCTTATGTGTTTCGTGTCCCTCTAACTTTATACCGTGTAGGTTTGCGTACTCTCTAGTCTTTTCATCTTGCCTAATAGCTTTTTGAAAACCATTTTCTTCTATAACCCAGTGATAACAGTTGTATTGTTCAAACCATTTCTTTATAAGACTTCTAGCTTCTTCTAGACCACCACCTTGATGATTCTCCATATCTACCATTGTTAATTTAATTTCTGAGTTAGTAGCTTCAACAGCCCAGAGAAAACCAGCTTGATAACCTGTAGCAGCAGGGTCTAATCCTGCAACTAGGTATGCACCATCTGGTATCTGTCCTATATCCCAATTCGGGTCATAACATAACTTTATTACTTCAGGATTGAATAAAGATAAACCTTGTGCTTGTGCTTTATTTAGATACACCATTTCAAATCTTGCTAAACCACCTGTTGTTTGTGCATCACGTTTTCTATCCATTAGCCATTTAAACGTACGTTTATCAGCCCATAGCATACATTCTATATGGTCTTTTTCTTCAAACTCTGCTGTAGTACACATTGAATCATGTGCTTCTTCTACTATTGTTTCCCACGCTTCGTTTTCTAATAAAGCAGAATATAAATCATCAGGGTGTTGTCTTGAGCCAATTACCACCATTGCTGTATGTTCCTCTTTTCTAGAACCTAATGTGGTAGTCCACCAGTTTTTAGTGTTTCTTCTTGAAGCAGGTTGCATTGTAGATGAGAAATCTTCAATGTCATCAGCAATAATAATATCACAGTCTCTTGATAGAATCTTACCACCACGTCCAATACCAACCATTGTTGGTGACTTTATACCTGATACTGTTCGAGTAGCTACAGTAAATCCATTTTGTGACCAAGATTTACCAGTTCTTGACGAAGGTTTAAATGTACCACCTGGTCCACAGAAATCTTCTATAAGTTTTTCATTAGCATCTAAAGTATCCATAACAGATGAGATAGCATTTTTTGCAATGTCTTCGTTGCCACCCACCCATAAGATTCTTATGTTTGGATTTCTACAGATAAGCCATATAACAAAATGAATAAGCAGTTCTGTTTTGCCGTGACGTGGAGGACTAAGTATCATTTGTTGTCCACCTTTAGATAAGGCTTTATTAATTGATGTAATCCAATTATGGTGAAAATCTGCTGTCTCAAACTGTACACCTAGTTCTGTTAAGAAGTATCTATCTCTAAACTCTTTAAAGTCTTTTAAAGATTGTTGAGCATCTTGTGATACTTCCCAGTTAGAGGATTCTACTTGTGTTTGTATATCTTCTCTATATGCAGCTAACATTCTAGAAATCTGTGCAGTAGAACAACCAAGTGCTTCTGCTGCTTCTTTAGAAGTTATGTTATCGTTTACAACATCTAAAGCATAGCTTTCATCTATAAACTTTTTATATAAACTACCTCTACGTACTGTTGCTGACTTAGGTTGATTTAATTCTTTAACAGGTAACTCATAATCTTTACCATCTTTTTTAGCTCTATAAGCTCTTTGTGATTCTCTTTTATAACATCTATTAGAACAATACTTAGTAGAGTTCTCTGGTAATGCTTCGTTGCAACTTTCTGAGATGCAAACTACATTTACCATTTAACTTTATCAGCCCAGTAAGCTGCAGACATTTTTCCTTTTTTGATGTTCTTAGCGTGTCTTGCTTTAAAAGACTTTCTTCTAGCTTTAGATTTAGCATCAGTTTTTTTACCTGCACCAGATACACCTTGTTGACCAAATCTAATAAGTTTGACTTTGTCACCTTGTTTTGCTAGTACAGCATGTGACTTGCTAGCTTTTGGTGTACGTTTAGGTTTATTGTAACCTGAGAATCTCTCGCCTCTATATACTATAGCCATTACTTCTTTTTCCTTACTGCCCTAGATTTTTGTACAGATTTCAAATCAATGTACTTACCTTCTTTATAAAGCTTAGCAGTCCTTTTTATCTCAGCAGCTACTTTAGACTTAGGTTTCTTTTTGTTCTTAAGATACTTAGCAGGAACGCCTTTCTCATAAGGAACTTTACGTTTACTTTTTTTTGCTGGCACTTTTACGCTTCTTCTTTTTAATATCGTTATCTTGGGAGTGTCCGCCTTTAATAAAGCTATTTACTCTACCCATTGCCCATGCTTGCATAGATGCAGATTTAGAACCTGATGACAAATAAGCACCTTGTCCACGTCTGTAGACTCTAGCTAACTGTCCATATGTGTATTTTGATTTACTAGCTTTATTCTGTAAAGTTTTCTTTGTAGTTGCATTGATAGGTTTTCTTGCTGGTTTCTTAGCCATTACTCTTCCTCACTTTTTTTAAGTTCTATCATTGCTTGCATATTCATATTATAGTCATCTACAAATTTTTCTATCAAAGCATCTACTTTGCTAATATTAAGTTTTTTATTTACTAATCTACTGCCACAAGCATCAGATAAATCCATAGCCCATTCTTTAAGCAGTATGTCGCTAGTAAAAATGTTTAGCTTTTTTTTAATTCCACCTTTTTTAGACATGTTACTTCATGCCTTTCTTATTCTTCCTCTTGGCTTTGTAAGCTGTTTTTTTCCCGCTTTTGCTGTATGGCATCGTATCTCCTCAATTTTTTATTATACTCTGTACAACCTAAGTTCTTGCAAGCCTTAAACTTTCTGAAGAAAACTAGAGGCAAATTACAAGAGTTGCATATTCTTATCATTATGATATCATAACATACCCATGCAGGATAAAAAGATTCAAGAAAAAGCTAGAGAAGTTGCTCTTAACTTAGAACAGCTTATGGCTAAAGTAGATTTTAAATACAACAGACATCAACCTTGTTTAGTCTGCAAAGAACAATACCGACATCACCTAGATGGTTTACCTTGTATTTCTGATACAGAGAGAAAAACTATTGTACGTGTAGACCGTTGGGGTAATATACGCCCTATGACTCGGTAGGGTCATACATAGTATACTTAAGCGTTAATTCAGTACCCATTGGTATTTGATACATTGTTCTTAAATATTTAAACCTACCTATTTCATATAACTTACAATTAGGTTTCTCACTATGATTTATAAAACCACCTAGTGGTGTACGAAACAATTGTGTTGTCTCAGCGTCTGATATATGCGTAACCCCAAGCACTTCGTTCTTTTCTAAGTCTTCAAGAGTAAATAAACCTAGACCTTCTATCTTGCTAGGTTGCAACATTAAATAACTAGGAAGCGGTCTGTAAGACATTGTTTACTATCCCTTCTTCTACTTCGATTGTTTTTACTACACCCGTGTCGAGCAGTTCCCCCACAGGTATAAGCAGACTCCGTGAAAAAAATTTTTTATTATCTGCATGGACTATCTTGTGCTTATCCTCCATCAACCAGTTTACAATAAAGGGTATGAGGTCTTCAGGTTTCCAGTAATAAATTGTGTTTGTTGGGTGTTGCCAGTAAAACATGTAGTCTGCAAAGGTCTTGAGCTGACACCCTATAGAGAGTTTTCCGTCATGATGACATATCTGGAACTCTAGGGCTACATTCCCTGTTTCATGGGATTGTGTATCTGTTTTTACTTCTATGTACTTATAGCCTAATTCGTTGTTTATAACAAAAAGGTCTGCCCCTTTCATCTGCTCATCATACTTAGCTGGTCGGCAGATAAATATAGCTTTACCTTCTCTATTAGTTTGTGATTCATAGTATTTTCTAACTAGGGTTTCCCCTACTTTCCCTACTTCATTTTGTGTATCGAATGTAAACATAATCTCCTCCTGTAAATTGTAACTTGTTTTAATTTATTATACTGTTATGGTAGTTATAACAAATAGTTTTTTTTGACTATAAGGTTACAGGTAAGAGCTATCGGACGGCAAAAAGCATCTTGCATACTCTTGTTAGTATGGACTGGGATTACCACAAAAGATGTACCCAAGGACCTTAAAAAGAAAAAAATTCAAAATTTTCAATAGGTCTCCCTATATGTCCGCTATATTCCGTTGTTCACCCTACTAGCACTAACGCAATTCAGCTATAAAATAAAGGTTTCATTTCTTTGTTTTATAGCAGTATCCTGCTAAAATACTACACTAGGGAAGCTGGTGTATCCTGTTTGGTAAACCTGTAATGTAACCTGTAACTTGAATCACGCAAGTGATTTATTACTAAAACAATTACCAGTTTCCCCCTTTTTTATACCTCAAGAATTACCAAAATATTCCGAGATACTTACGTATATATACCACCCCTACCCCACATTGACATCCTACGCATATCCGTACGCGCACAGTGCAGGTGTGTTGTAGGTTATAATATATTATGTGTGGCTCTTAGCGTCTTTGTTAGGATTTGTAGATTATTGTAGGATATACGGACTGCTTTAAGTCAATACCATACATAGTACGTTAAACATTCCTTTAGCTATTGCGACAAGCAGGTATCGTAACTCAAGCTCTTTTGAATATGGATATGTTCAATTTCACGCTAGCTTTCTAGCACATTAGTAAATTTCTTTTGTAACAAATATATCGGCTAACGCCGAGAGGGGATACAAAGTCACTTGACAAACGTGCTCTAAGCAGGTGTGTAAAATTAGTTATAAAGAAAGGATAAAAAATTATGGCTGGTTACAAAAATAATAATAAAGACTATGACATTGATGGTATCGGGGAAAGTGATTACTTCGGTATTAAGAGAGTTCATGGTAAGTTATCACGTGATGGTAAGAGTGCATTCTATATCTGCAAGATGGTAGATGATATGGGGAATAGAAAAATTCTACATAAAGAGCCTCTTACTAATTACAATGCTTATATGCAGTTTAAGAGTTTGGTGCTTAACAATCCTCAAGCTCTTAAGAAAGGTACTTATAAGCTAAACGCAGATGGTACGCTCTCTAAGGCTCTTATCAAGGCGTTAGGGACTAATACTATCGCTAAGTTAGATGGTGTGCCTACTATCGCTGAAACTAAAGCTGAGATGAAATCTTGGTCTAAATAATGTGTGCTTGTGAACAAAAAGTTTCTCATGTTGCATCTGTACTAACTTCAGATGTTTACTTGTGTGACTTAGGAACATTGCATACATTTCACGAATAACGTAGATTGGTTGTTGTGGGAATTTTTCGTTCCCACTTCAGCCATTTTTTTTGTTGACACGTCAGCCGACTGAATATGTATCCAACCACAGCCTACCCACCCCTAGCCCCTATATAATGTAGAGAACCCTAGACTACGAGCGTGTCGCCACAATATACGCCACGCCACGCCACGCTACACCCCTTATAATGTAGAGAACCACAGACTACGCTGGTATATTCAGGGCTTATATGCGTACGCAACATAATGTAGAGAAAGTCAAAAAAAAAATTTCTCCTTAGCATATGTGTAAAGAGTACATAGAGTACATAATGCTTAGAGGTTGTCAAATCTTCTCTCTATATAGAGGCAACTTGCAGACTTTTTGTCGACTGCTAACTTGATGATGTCGCCGAAACCGACAGTAAATATATATATTATAAAGGTATATATGAAAGGATATGTATGAGTAAGAGTTATAGAAAGCCGACTGTACCTTCTACTAAAAAAGTTATAGTAGGGGTAGATGAGGACACAGGTAATATTATCTATGAGGATACTAGATTGCCTGTAATCACAACACAGTCTGAGTTTATACAAGAAGCCCCTGTTAAATACATTGATAGAGAATGTATATCATGTGGTGTTAAGTTCGGATTAGATACTGACATAGAGTACAAGAGGTGCTTTGAATGTCGGACTTTAGATAAAGATATAGAGAACAAATTGACTAGACTTGCACGTTTATCAAGAGAGGGTATCGTTCCAGAAAAGGATACAGGTATTCTCGGAGTAAAACATGCAGGTTGGCAACCTAATCAATGGGATAAGATATCCTTTGATAGAGGTAAAGAAACTAACAAAGTGTGTAGCTCATGCTATATAGTCTTACCATTATCTTATGGTGCTAAAAGACTATGTGAGAGTTGCCGTAAAGATTAGTAGTTAGTTAGAGTACGTAACAACGAAAGTAAATTGCCCTTTGTTTACGGGGTTATGTACTCTTTAGTAACTATTATCCACTACTGTTTATCAACTTATAGCTAAATTGATACACGACATATCCGTAGCAGTAGTGGGTAATAGCTATTCATAAGGTGAGCTTATTTAATACTGAGGGGCTTATTCATTCCCCTCTTCCTATACCTTGTGAGTAGCTTGTAGCACATAATGGATTAGGACACTACGAATAGCGATACCATTCTAGCGAACAGGACGTAGGGAACGGCTAGAGTTGTGTGTTACAAGGTATTAGCTATTCATGGAGTAGAAACTTATGGGGTTTTCATAGTTCCCCTCTTTTCACTACTCTGTGGGTAGCTTGTAGCACATAGGAACGTTGACCATTTGGTAACCATTCCATTAGGTCTAATCGACTGTGTGTTACAAGCTATCTATGTAGATAACTAGATACCTGCACCAAACGTGGTGTTCTCCCTAAAAAATAAATGTTAATCCATTCGTGTGGGTATCTAGCTATTTATATAGCAGTACGACAAAGAGAGAGAGAGATATATATGTTATGTGACATGTGTCGCAAAGCAGACCTAAGCAAACTCATGATAGAGAGCAACGTCAAATCATCTGTATATTACAGAATGGTTTGTTGGTTGTGTGGCTATCAAGTAGTAAAAAGAATAAA